CATGGCAAGGTTAATCATCGCCATCGTCAGCACAGCGTCAACACCAGAAGGAGACGCAACAGACGTACCATTCGGGTAGCCAGCCGCAGGCGAACCTTGGTTCACAATGCCAACAACAGGCGAGGCAGAACCGTCAATGATGTTTGACGTACCGGCAGAAGCCGTACCAAGCCAAGACATAACAGCAGCAGTTTTACGAGGCGTACTAGCGCCACCAGCAACAGCCAAGTCCTCAGACAGCAACATTTTTTCCATGTCGCGTTTGATTTCTTTAGCACGTTTAGCAAGTTGGTAAGCCTGTGAACTACGGCGACCAGCAAAGTCAACAGCCTCGGCAGTGCCGGAAGTCTGCACGACTTTGTAGGAAATCTGCGCGTAGTTCTGCAAACGTCGCGGCTCAGAGACGGCAAGAGCGTTCATGCTATCGTCGCCTTCAAGTTGCTGGTTTGCAGCAGCAGCCGCAAGTTCGTCAGTCTGCCACTCAAACAGAGTGTTGTCAATAGAGCCTTTGCCCACGCTCGACATAAACGGCGTGTCCATCGGGCTGATGTTATAGATAATATCGGACAGGTCTTCTCGGATACCAACAGCAGAGTAAGTCGTCCTAGTGTTAGTTGCAATCGTCATTCAAATGACTCCTTTATTATTATAGTTCTACATAATCTAAAAACAGACTAGCAGCATCTTCTGCTTTTCCGGTCTGCTGTAGACGTTTCATTTGTTTGGTACGTTTTGCTTTGTCAGTATCTGCCTTTTCTGTTTTGGCTTTTCCACGAACCACTTTGGGTTTGTTTTTAACCTTTTTAGATCGGACAGAGTTTTGCTTGCGTTGCATATCTTCATATGCTTTTGCTTGCATTAAAACAATAATTGACCTGTGATCGACAAGTTGATCTATTTCTTCTTTAGAAAAACCTTTTGATAAAGCAAACTCTGATACTGCTTTACCAATAGCGGCTCTTTTATTTTCATCAGCCCAATCTGGAACGGCTTGAACCATTTTTTGATGCTCTTCATAAAGCCTACGTTGATGTTCTTTTTGAAGTTGTAGGTTGCTTTCTTGTTGAGCCTGTTCTTGAGCCTTACGCAAAGAGTCAATTTGATCTTGTGCTTGACGATACTCGTCTCGCTTAGTCAAATACTCTTCTCTATCTTCAGACTTAAGCCTTTCCCAATCAATGTTTTGGTACTGCTGTAAATAAGAATAATTAGATTCAATTGCTTGTGCGACAGCATTAACGTACTGATCTCTTGCTTGTTGAGCCTGAGCAATCTCTGACTTGTAACTTTCAATTACTTGGTCGATTTGCTTTCGATGTTCAGCAAGTTGTTGAGTTTTCCTTGTATAATCCGCTTGTCGAGAGTAGCCTTTGACGAGTTCTTCTTCCGTGACTTCGTATTCCTCTCCGTCTACTGTTACAGTATAGAGAGTCGTCTCTTCCGAGTCGTCTTCAACTTCTTCTTCTTCGGATTCTTCGGATTCATCATCTTCAAAAGTTTCATCTTCGGTTTCTTCAACCTCTTCTTCAACTTCATCAGATACTTCCTCCAAAGCGTCTTCAGTTACTTCTTCAGACGGCGAAGCCTCTTCAGTCTCTTGCGGGTTCTCAATTGAGTCCATAAGACCAAGGATGGCGTTCTGTGCTTCATGTAAACTACCCGGTAACTCAGGGCGTTCACCTGCTAGTTGTGGGGCTGATTGCGTATCCACCATAATAATCTCCTATATGTGGTATTCTTTGAGTTTCTTCGCCATCTCTCCAGTTTCAATAATACTGGTTAGATGAAGGCGTATCCGCTCAAGGAGTCTTAATGACAGCCAGATTTGTTCTCTGGCATCTAGTTCGCTGACTCCCGAAGAGTGCCAAGAGTTCAGCAAATTCTTTTCTAATGTATCAAATGCTTCAACAAAAAGTTTATCTGAAAGGAGGCGTTTAGCGTGTTCCTCTCTAAGTTCATTGCTCATGTTTATCCTATGGCTATGGGTCTACCTTGTGATGCTTCAAGTTGTAATTCTGCTGCTTTCAACTGCGCGTCAACAGCGGATTCTGCCGCTTCTTGTTGAAGTTTCTGTTGTTTAAGTTGCAGGTCTGCTGCTTTAATTTGCAGTTCTTGTTGTTTGACTTGCATCTCCATCATTTTTTCCTGCTCTCTCATATCAGGCTGTGGAGGAATCATGTCAGGATTAGTTAAGAAATCATCAACATTTTGGAAGCCCATGTTTTTAATTAACGCTGCTCCCATATTGTACAAGTTCTTTTCGTTTACAATCTTAAGACCACCACGCATTGCATCACCGGCAAACTGTAACATGGTTGACAAGTGCATAAGTTGTTGATCTCTATTGCCATTACCAATGCCTACAGCAACAGTGCAATCCATTTTGTCGCGCCACATATCAGGTCGGACAGGAACCCATTTGTTTCTTAGTTTAACAACGCGCTCTTTGTCTTGGTTCTTCATAACCAATTCATAAATAGATCGCATTAAGTCTCTAACACCAGTTTCGGCAAAGCATCGAGCAATTAGTTCTACACGGGATTGTGCAGCCGTCATCGTTGCATTTACCGCTGTAGCCGTCGTATGCGACGTAAGAGCGTTATCATTAAGACCTTGGCTGTATTTGTTTACACCGCTTCTGGATTCACGCTGTTGGTCAAGATAACCAAGCATCTGGAAAGAAGAAGCCTCAAGAGGAGGAGTAGCCAAAGGCATAATAGCGTTAGGAGATTTAACACGAACTACACCACCCGGACGCTGGCTTAAAAGATCATCAAGATTCGCCTGACCTTCAAGGACTGCATAACGACCGAAGTTCATGTTATACATATTGTCCATGAGATTTCGCATCAACGTGCTCTTAATGAGCTGTAAGTCCATAATAAGGTCTGCAATTGACAAACCAAAGAACTTATGCGGAATCTTTACAGGAGTAATGCTTACAAAAGGAATCCTATCAATCGGATCGTTAGAAAGAACTTTGCTTCCAACAGAACAAACTTTTCTTAGTTCAGCAATACCATCGCCATCATAGTCAGTTCTAATAAATGACTCATGTAAGAAATAAGTTCTTAGCGCCTCTTCACTGTCAGAGTAAGAACCCCAGCCTTCGTAGTAATCAGCAGAATCGTCAAAGTTGTAACGGCTAAGTCTTTCAGAGGAATATGCGTTAATATCGTCATCGCCACCGCCAAGTTCTGCCGGATCAATATCCTCATCAGGATACATAAGACGCAGTTCAGATAAAGTCTTTTTAACACGATGGCAAACAAATCGAGCCTCTTGAATACTCTTTGCTTCTCGGCTAATAAGAAACTCATCAGGAGTTACGTTTTCAATTTTAACCCGACCAGTATAGCCAACACGTTTAATAACTACATCATTCTTCGCTCCGTAGTCATCAACATAAGGCGTATGCTCCATAACCTCTACATCTGGAGACATAACCAAAAGACCAAACTCTTGATCGTCTAGCCCGTTATACTCTTCACGGTTCCAATCTTCGTACTCATCCCAATAAACTTTAACAATGCCATTCTTTTGCAGAAGCGCATCGGTAAACCAAGTGTAAAGAATTTCCCAACCGTTGTTATCTTTTGTAAAAATATGGTTAACGTAATCTGTTGCTTGATTTGCTGACTCAACATCTTCTGGGCCAACAGGCTCAAACGTAACCATCTCGTCGCCAGACGCAAACACTCGCATCAGCGAAGGTTTAATCCACTCAATAGTATCCATAACAGAAGAATCTACATACTGGCTTCTTCCTTCTACTTCGTTACCAAATGGAAGACCATAGTAGTAATCCATAGCAGTTTCTCTCTGCTCGGATATCGTGTCATTATATCCAAGAGCATCCGTGATTTCTCCTTGGATTCTGGATAATAGTTCTTCGTCTGTTACTTTAGATGATGCCATATTGTTTATATTCTATCTCGTTTGTCCATGAAGGATCAGTACCGGAAACGGCAAACCTTCGTGATAAAACTGCGTACCTAGTAGCACTCATCAAGTCATCCTTGAACGCAACTACTTTGCCGCCTTTCCTGTGATACATTCTGAACTCTTCAAACCAATCTGATAACGTATTAAACACATGGAAACGACCATCCTCCATGTATTGTAACATATCCATCAAGCCTTCTTCAACAGAGTTACCGCCTTTATTTTGTCCAAGAGCAGGAGGATTACTAAAATGCTCTAACAGCATATTACATCCTAAACTTCTGTACTGGTCAGCAAGGCCCGGATTACCCATGCTATCCCTACGGTTTCCGTCATGTGGGTAAGCAATTGGTACGCTGTCTGATCTCGTCCTGATAGCAGCAGCGTGTACACTCGGTGATGCTTTTGACTGTCTATAGCAGTCATATATGTATATTTCGTCGTTATCTTTGTCCCAAGCCGCCCAAACTACAGCAGTAGGGTGATCCCAACCAAAGTCAATACCCGCAATTCTTGCCCAATGATCCTCAATAATTATAGGATCAATCATTATTTTATCTTCTTGAACAGGAAATACAAGGCCAGAACCAATGCTAGGACGTCCAAACCTACGCATTTCACGCTCATGTGGAGCGTAACTAGACAGGATTTGGGTCATTACATCTTCGTTTAGATGCCCGTTACCGCCTTTTAAAGACTTAACACTCTCTGCTGCATCATCCCAAGTAGCATTTACAAGCGCCTGACCTTTCTGAAGGTTGTTCATAAAACTAGCAACAGTCTCAGTCATGCCCGATTCTGGTGTAAACGTCATGTACACCATGCCTTTTCGGTCAAGAGTACGGGTGACTGCCTGTGAGTATAACTCACGGCTAGGTTCTTCGTCAAGCCATATGCAGTCTACACTACGTCCCTGCCACTTGTCAACACCCATTTCATAGGCTTTGAAATGTAAAGATGAGTTCCCACCCGTAACGTGTTGTATAAGAGCAACACTTTTAGCGTTAGGTACACCCGGCTTGCGTTCCGTCTTTATAATTTTATTTTTAGGTATCGCACCCGACCCAAATGCCTCAGGATCATCTGGGGAACCCAATAACTCGTACTGAACAATATCTCTGGTTGTCTCGTTAGATACTCCACCAGCCCAAGCGGTAATCGGTTGATTGTACCGTCTTCCTTCCCACCAATCAGGATATAAACCTGTAAGGTGATATGACATCTCTGCTGCACCGCAAAATGACTTGCCTATGCGGTTAGCCGCCATGAGAAGCCTCTGGTTGGCCTCTGAGCCGGTTTTATGGAATTTCTGCTGGTAAGGGTAGGGATCGTAAGAATCGATCCTGTTGAAGCGCTCAAGGCGTTTCAGAGCCTTTACTAATTCCAGCGCCCTAGTGTTTGTATCCAAGTGATTCGAGTTCCTTCCTGATTTCGTCCGCGCTCATCTGCTCGATTGTTGTAGTTTCAACCTTGTCAACAGGCTTAAGGCCAGCCCTATCCAAAATATCTTTAATAGCCCCAAGGCGTACAGACTCCGACTCAGCGTTTTCTGCAAGATCAGAAAGCCATTTAAGGCTGGAAGGAATCTTATCCGCAATAGATTTCTGGACTTCTTCTTGAATTTTACTATGCAGTTGGTTTTTTAACTGATAGCCCTTGGCTCTTGCTGTCTTTTCTGAATAGCCAGCGGCAATGGCGGCTTGAGTTGCATTACCAGTAGCAACGTAAGTCTCAATAAATTTATCTTGTTTCTCTGTCATCTTCCGCGACTATCCATAGGGCTGGAAGGTTTAGGAGGATTAATAATAGCCATCGC